CAGGTCGCAGTTATCTGTATTCCCCCCAACGGCGGCAAAACAACCATGGCGGCAGAGCTTAAACGCTTAACTGACTTCCCCGTGGTTGATGTTGATACCATAATCAATAAGTATTCAACTATGCCCGCTGGTGAGGAGAGATACGCACTCGAGCGTGCCGCAGTTTGTGAACAACTGCGGGGTTTCGCGCGTGGGTGCGTGTTTTTACACCATCCCGGACAGTGGCCTGATTCTCCAGTCAAGCCTCTTGTCCTTTTACATCCCTTCGTCCCTTCTCAAGATCAAAATAGAGAAGATGCTTACAACGCCTGCTCGGCGTCGCTAATGTTATATCCTCACTCCGTCTGCCAGTCCCGTGCAGAGTTGAAGGGTAGCGTGTGGCGGCACTTGCATGCTAGTGGCACCCTTGATATAAGGGTCGATGATATACCTCGAGCTGTGGCAGTCACTGCTTTCGCGGACTCCGATTCCGTTGAAGTTACACAGCTCGACCTCACACCCCTACCTCTTGGCGACGGTACCACCGCCGCTGTGCATAAGGTCAACTTGGAAGCTTTTGACTTAAAAAAACATGATGTCTTCGTTTCTTATGCACCCAACTCAATATTTTCTGTTCCTGCCGTGGTCAGCAGGGGCAGATCTCCTCTCGTTGACCGCTCTAAGTTATTGGCAGGCCACATTCCCCGGCTTGATTCCTTGCTCAAACCTAATCGAATCCCTATCGAGCAGGATATGTTCAAGAAGTCCTCGGCCCAGTATACTGATATACTGCGGTCTTGTTTTAACATACCGGAAGCCTGGGAAGCGGAAAACTACGCTTTTCCCAAAGGTCAAGTTCCGAAGAAGACTAATAACCTTCTGAAGAATCAAGGAGTTGTTGCTATGCACCCTTTTATGCAGTCAATTTTTGCATCGATGGTTGCTCGCATGAGTTTGTTCCTTCTCGTGAACGTGCGCGAGAACATTATAGTAGATTTAGGCTACTCAGAGGAGGGTCTCACAGCTCGCATTCAACACCTGTGGGAGGGCATGTCGAAGCCCATGTATGAGTTCGACCTGGAGAAACAGGACACGTCGCACATGCGTGTTCACATCGAGGCCTTTTCATGGCTGGCTAAGAAAGCTGGCGTGGGCGCATTGTGGATCAAGTTGTTTGAGTCCGCACGTTGCAACGTTTCGAAGACGTACTCGATGGATCGTTGTGTTGTGTTGCTTTCGCAGTATGCGTTGGGTTCCGGAGCCCCATGGACGCTACTTGCCAACTGTTGGATGACATTAACAACGTTGGCCATAGACACTGATTTCTCAGAATCAGATTGTCTTGTGCAGAAAGGTGACGACGGGGGCTGCGATCGCCTCCTTAATTTTAACTCAAAACTTGTTTGTAATAGAGTTATTTTTAAGCATCGCGTGGGGCAACTTTCCAGTTTCTGCTCCAAAGTTTATTCGAAAATTGTTTTTCGCAAA